CGGTTTCAAGCATCACGCCGCCCCTCCTTTTATGCTTCTGCTGCCGTTACAGTAATCGGCGCAGTGCTGTCATCAGTAAATGTCACCGTCCCGCCGGTCACGACACCGCCAGTGGTGGTCAGGGCGATAGATTTCACGCCCTTGCCCGCTGGCCCCTGAGCGCCCGCCGCGCCCTGCGGCCCCTTTGCGCCGGTATCGCCCTTTGCGCCNNNNAGATTTTTGAAAGCAAACGCAAATATCTTTGCCGTATTGGGGCCGCTCGCAGTGACGGTAACAGACGGCGTTCCGGTGTTGGCGTCTACTGTCGCGGTTGGAGTGCCAAACCCTGCCGCCGCTCCGTCTGCGCCGTCAGCACCAGCGGGGCCTTGTGCTCCAGTATCTCCTTTATCGCCTTTCGGACCTTGCGCCCCGGTATCTCCTTTAGGTCCCTGCGGTCCAACTTGCTCGTTCTGTACACCAGCCTCCAGCTTGTTCAGCTTTTCGGCGGTAATCAAATCTCCGTCTGTCCATGTAGTTGGTGTATACGCCATTTATGTGCCTCGCTTTCTGCCAACCTTGGCTTTACCTACTACCCCCGAGCCGACGAGGCCGGTTTCGCTCGGGGGCATTAACCCCCCGCCGATACGGTAATCTTGGCAATGCCGTCCAGATACTCAGCCCACAGCTTCATGCCCATAATGGCGTAGCTCTCGCCAACGGCGGTGGAGTAGTTGCCCTGGGCGTGGAAGCCGATCAGGTTAGTCTCGCCCTGGGTGGTGTAGTTCAGGCCCAGGCGGGCAAACTCGCTGTCGCCGGGGTCGATGTAGTACAGGTCGATATTCTCCACAGGAGTCGCCAGAACCGTATTCCGGGCAATGCCGGAGCCGCCGGAGATCGTGGCGGGCAGCAGGAACAGAGTGGAGTAACCCATGAAATTCTGGATGTAATTGATACCAAACTGCGTCTGTACGGTGATGTCAGCAGTACCCAGGTAGTCGTAAGCGTCCAGGATGTTGGCAAAGCCCACAACCTGGGTCACGTCCTTTGCCATACCTGCGAACTTGTCCAGCACCTTGCCCTGAGCCTGGGCCAGAGCCGCCTGCCAGGTGGTGGCGGTGCCGGTCAGGGTGCCGGTGTTCAGGAAGGTGTAGAAATCGCCCAGCACCACATTCTGGAGCTTGGTAAGAAAAGCATCGTCGGACTTCTCCACGGCGATCTCCGCGCCGTACTTGTCCACGTCCTCAATAGGCACAGCCTTGGCGTACTTCTGGATGGTAATGTCGTCTTTCTTGGCCTGTACGATAGTGGTCTTGGAATAGGGGATCACCTCGCCGGGGCCAACGTCGCCATCCTCCAGAGCCACGCTTGCGGTATAGGAGATCAGCTGGGTGCCGGGGGTCTTGCGGATAGGCCGCATGATGCCCATAATGGTCCGGAGGGCCTCCCAGTTATCGTTGAATCGGGTGACAAAGTCCACCTCACGGGCGGTTACGCTTGTATAAACATTCGGCAGAGAGTCCCTTGGGTTAGTCAGGCTTTCAACTTTTGTAGCTGGCATTCAATTCAGTCCTTTCAAGTGATTTGATTTTCCATGAGCGCCTTCTGACGCTCTGCGGCGGATAGCATATACCGGCCATGTTCATCCTTTTTGTAGATGTCGGCCTTTGTCATTGCGCCGCTGTTGTTGTTTGCCGGTGGATTAGAGGTCTGTGCGCCCCTGGTCTCCGTGGTGGCGATAAAGTCCGCCCACTCGCTCTTGATGCTCTCTGTGAGCTTGTCAGCTCCCTTGATGGCCCCTTTTTCGTCCAGCTCCACGCTGTCTACGTCGGAGACCTTCAATACGGATTCAAGCCGCTTCTCGCTCACCCCGGCCTCTTGCAGGAGCGCCCGATACGCCTTTTCCTTGGCCGCGTGGCTCTCCTTCTTGGTCTGCTCGGTCTTGTAGCCTTCAAATTCCTCTTTGATGGCCTCATACTTGACTTTCCACGAGTCTTTCTTGCCCGCTTCCAGGTCAGCCTGCGCCTTTTCCAACTGCTTCTGTACTTCGGTCAGGGCTTCTGCGTCGGCCTTATACTTCGCAACGTCCGCTTTCAGGCCGTCCACGGTCTCGCTGTGCATGGAAATGATCTCGTCGATCTTCTCCTCGTCGATGCCCATAGCTTTCAGGGCACGTCTTGTTAAACTCATAATCAGTCTCCTTTTCTTCGGCCCGGTTCTTCGGGGCGACTGTGATATAAAAACCGCTGTGCTTTGCGGGTTTTACCAAATAAAAAGGGGGCCAACCTGTAAGAAATCCTTACAAGTTGACCCCAATGGTCCTTCCCGCTCACCAATTAGAGCGGGGTTCAGTGTTTACTTTTCTAAAAATTCATCAAGCGCCCTTTTCAATATTGCATTGACGCTGGTCCCTTCTTCCTTTGCTTGTTCTCTCACCTTGTCCGCATATTCCTTTCGGACCTTACACCCTAAAACAGTCATGTGTTCAGCAATATATTTGTTATTCGCTCTTTTCTGTGCCTCTGTGAGTGCCATTGTACCACCTCCAAAATCATTTTACATGATTTTATATGGTTTAACAATGTACAATCCGCACAATATATATGGTTAAACTTTGTGAAATTTTCCGCTTGAATATATGGTTAAACCATGTTATATTATACTCACAAGGAACAAACAAGACAGGCCACAGGCCGGGAGGGAAAGAAAAATGAAACCTTATGTTTTTAGTTCTTCAGAAGTTGATGGAAATGGTTATCAGTCCATAACTGTTTGTTTAAAAGAACCAGATGTAAACGAAAACGGCCTTTATCAATTCGGGATGCTTGTTCATTTCTCACTAAACCATGTAAGACAAGAAACCACAGCCTATCAGATGTCGTTCTTTAACGGAGGCGCAAACATTGATCCAAAAGTCTTGAAGAAATGGAACGGAGAAATCCTTTGTGAAAAAGAATGCCTCGAAATTGCAAAAGATATGTTTTGAGCTACCGCCCCCTAACCGGGGCGGGTTTCTTTTGCTTGAAACTTGATTTCCCGCTTGTCCTCCAGAACGATGTACCCATCGCCCTTTTTCCGAACGATTGCGTCGTTCCCTTTGGCAATAATGGCCTGAATGATGGCCCAGGCTTTTTCATCCATTTTTCAGCTCGTCCTCTATGATGTTCCTGTAAGTCCCAGCGTGATTTGCAACCGCCGGTTTCAAAAACGGGTGTGCTTGATTGCCCCTTGTCCAATGCCAGTTGCCTTGTGCGTCCTGGTACACCCACGGTGTGGGCCTTCCGCCCTCCGCATAAATTCCGGTGCCTAATTCCTGGTAAACGCCGTATTCGACATTCGTCCCAACATATGCGGCCATTTCATCTTCAGAAACTGCGTGTGAAATGCCGTTTCTAAGCCGCACAGTGTCAACCGGGGCAAGGTCCTTTGCATACCCTTCCGCCTCCATCCCGCAGCGCTCCAAGGCCCGCATGCAAGCCGCGCGAAACGCTTCTCCCACCTGGACGGAGTTGTTTACAACGTCAATTCGCATTTCGCTGTTATTCGCCACGGCTTTTCACCCACTCTTCCCATTCAGAATAGGTCATTTCATTGACAAGCACATACCGCCCATCAGGCCCTTTTACTCGCATTTGGCGGGGCTCTGCCTCTATTCCCTCTTTTTCCACAGTCCGCATACTGCACCGGCAGTTATACAGATCACCGGGCTTTGCGCCTTGCGGGTCTCCCGGGAACATCATTTCGCTCCCCAGGTCAGACACAAAGGGCTTGTCATAGTCAACGGTTTTCCCGTCCAGCATGGCGTGACTGTGACGGGTCCTGTTATCCTTAGTCGCTATCCACCGTTTTCTAACCTTGATCCCCATCTTAGCCGCCGCCACATAGCTGTCCATCCTCCCGGCGTTTTCCGCGCCTGTGACGGCGGTTCTAGCCGCTCTCACGGCGCTTGTCCGGTTCATATCCGATATTCTGTTTTGCAGGTCATCAGCTATCTTCTTGATACTGCTGCCCTGTAAGATACTGCTTGTGACGCTTGCGGTGATCTGCTGTTTCCCATAGGCCAAGTCGATACCACGCTTGACAGCCTTTTCCGGCGGATAGTATGGCATCAAGTCTGGTTCTTCGACGATCAATCGCTTTACGGTCTGTTCGTCCCATAGTGTAAACCCCACATCACCCGCCGCTTGTTCAATCGTGTATGCGGCATAATTTCGGTTCAAGGAGTAGATCCCAGGCGTATCATCATTGACATAAGCTATTGCGGTTTCGTTTGCCTTTGTGTACCGCTCCGCAACCTTCGTGGCTAGATCATCAAACCGTTCTCCACGTCCGATCTGGTTTAAGCGCCACTGTTTATAATCTTCTTCTGTCCATTCCTTGCCATTTTGAACGGTTCCGATCAGCTTTTTCATCTGTTCGTCCCGTTCTTGGAAGCGTTCAAAGTAGTCGATGACTGTTTTTTCAAGGTCATCCCAGGCTTCCCGGTAGACCCTCGCTATTCTCCGTTCCAGCCGTTCCAGTTCCTGATCCGTCCACTGGTGCCCCAGGTCTGTTGGCATTATTCGTCACCCCCAGCCTGTCCATTGCTTCGGCATCTTTCCGCTCCAAAATGTCATCTACCTCATCGTTTGTCAGCCAAGGCAAATGACGGAGAATGGCTTCAGAGTCCAAATAAGTAGCCGCAGTCATGACCATCTGCGTTTCTTCAAGTTGGTTTGCAATGCGGTTCCACTGGAAAGACGGCGTGTCGTCAATATCAAGCAAAGCCAGCAGCTTCCCGATAAAGTCCCGGATGCAATACTCAAAGTCTCCGCATTTATCATCTTGGCTCTGGTAGCCCATGCGGATTGCTGTGGCGGTCAGGTTCCCGCTCATGATCTTATCCATGTCCACAAGCTGGAAGTCTTCATAAAGATCACTGCGAAGCCGTGTGAGCATTGCTTCTCGCGCCTGATACGGGATATCCAGTGTGTGGGCTTCCGCCCCGCCTCCGTCGTCAGAGTCCACCACAGAGGCCCGCAGCGTCCGCATCCGGTCCATGAATCGTGCAATGTCCACATCGTCCATGCCGCCGGAGTTTTGCAAAACCCAATAAATTCCGCTGGAATCGTCAATTTCGTTGGCAAGGCCGGATTTTACAAAATCGTAGCAGTCAATACTTTCCCGAATTCCCACTAACTCGCTCTGGTGGAGGTCATTGGCATACATGGGGATAATCGGGAAAACCGGATAGTTGTCTCCGCCCTCCACAGTCTCCCCGTCCACTTCTGACCGGCGGATCGTCTGCCGATAGGGGCGCTTGTCTTGGCTTACCTGTATGTCTTCTCCTTTGCGCTGGATGTACTCCGTGTACCCGTCCAGCTCGTAGAGGGTATAACGTTTCGTTTGTGTCTCTTCCAGGCTCCAATAGCGAATTCCGGCCTTTAGAAAACCATCGTCCTGGTCGTACAGCGGCGCAAATCCCGGCTCGTTTGGCGTGTCAGCGTAGCTGAAAACCTCCAGATGGTCATAGTTCCAAAACCCAAACGCCACTTTGTCCACCATGGCCTTTTTCGCCATTTGGGACAGTCTACTGTCAAATGTCTCTCCAAGCCGCTCTTTCGTGCTATCCTGCTCGAAGGTCACACCATTGGACAATACATATTGCACCTGTTGGATTACAAAACGGCGAAAGAACAGCGTTTTCAGCTTGTAGTTGGCAGAAAACAAGTCTGGATATGCTTTCCCGTTGGCGTCATACAAAAACTTCTGGAATTTCTCAATAGTCAGGTTGTGCTTTGCATAGTACGCCTCCGCAGCAGAGGCGATCTTATAATCATCGCTGGAAGTATGGTCCTGAACGGCTCCCCGCACGAATTCCATGCGGTCTTTTTCGTTCTCACCCACCGCCAGCAGGTCTTGATATGTCCTCAATGTCTCACCTCCGTGCGTACAGCGGAATATAAGTCTCCTTCCCGACTTTATGCCGGAGAATAGTCATCACAAAATATCTTGTATC